CTCACACTCGTGGTAGGACAGGATAGCCTTTCGGTTCCTGTCATCCGTGCACGCAGCGGCCATCTTAGCCCACATCAGTGTTATCTGACGTACGGCATAGACGGCATCCGCACACGGATCCGCGAGGATTCGCCCTGTATCACGGTCGAACACCAGACAAAGGAAACCCTGAAGAAACGCAGGGAGCCCTCGAGCCTTCTTGAAAGAACTGAAGGCCGCGTTGTCGATCTGACCAAGCTCGAGCGATCTTTCGAACGCCTTGCCAAAGTCAGCCAGAGTGATGCCGAAAAATGCATCACCCTCATGTTCGTACCGCCCCGCGACAGTTGTTAGATCGCGGGTGGTGTCTACGCTACACAAAGTGCCCATATCAATGAGCACGACCTGCATGAGCGACATCAGGCTTTTCACGGCTCCCCTTTCCAGGGTGGGTCGATCCATAGTCCACGTCGTTCTGCAGAGTTCCCACCTGACTGTCCCGGGACGGGACGAGAAGTGTTAGTTCTCGCCCTGAGACAGCTTGATGAGATTCGCGTTTGTCGACGCCGTGAGAAGGGTCATAAGACCCTTCCCAATGTTGACCTGTTCCGTCGCCGTGTAACCCACAGCAGGCACATCGATCACCACATAGTAACTCATGGTGAAAGGCGTGTTCTGCGCAGGGAACAACGGGTCGGGCGCGGTCTTTCGCACGTTAACACGTGCAACGCGGCGAGTACGTGTCGAATAGCGGTGTGAAACAACCACTTCGATGTTTCCATCGGCCGACATGTACTTTGACTGGTTGGAGCCAACACTGACTCGCGGAAGCGAGACAGCACCAGCACCAATGTCAATCGAAAGCGGATCTGCAAAGGACATGAACATCACTCAATTCGGTGGATTGCGAAAGCAGTCATATGCCTCCTGTGTGGTGGAATTGATCCAGGTGAAATGGACTAGGTGACTCTGGTGATACCAAGAGCCGCCAGGATGGCGCGTTGAGTTACCGAGAGATCGGACTCATTAACGCCGAACCCGAAAGGGCTCGCACGGATACGCATCTTGCGTACCACGGAGAACTCCAGTCCGGAGCCTCCGAGCGTGCTAGAACTGCCCCACTCTATCTTTCTGGTTAGAGTGACGGTTCGCATGAGGTAAGCGTAATTGATTACCTGCGAGTTCCCGAACAAATACGAGATGTTAAAAATCACATCGCCGTAGTTCGCAAACCAGTCCATGAGCCAACTGTACGGAGTGAGATTCCAGAAAGTGTCGGGCGTTAGCCCAACACCCATCTGGTCACACCAGAGCTTGAGAGACTCAAGCCCTTCTCTAATGCGCGGGAAGTAAAACTAAACGCGCCAGAGAACCACGTTTCCTCCTTTCGGATTAACGAGGTGGTTTTCACTCCCGACGTCGAACCGTTGGGCGTCAAGGGCGCCGGCCACAATGAACTTGTGGTCGTGCTCTCTAGCGTCCGGTCGATCGTCGTGTCGAAACGGAACTTTCGATGCAGCAACTCTCCACTCTCACGTTCAAAGCGCGCAAGCACTTTGTCGTAATTGTGGATAGCCTTGGAGATGTTTTTGAAATCGTTTATCAACGGTTTCACTCCAAACTGCCATCCAAGAAAATTGGATGCACTACTGTTAGCCGCAGTAGTGATCGAGCCGAGCTTGTACGCTAATTTCGGGAGCCCCTCGCGGAGCTCACCGATAGACGTAGACAAGCTGGTGGCTGGAAGTACCGGAGCACAGCCCTTAATAGCGCTGCTGCCCAGGCCCCAAAGTTTTACATCTTCTTCGGGGTCCAGCCTTGGCCAGATGATATCCGTCGGTTGAATGTTACTAACCGGGATAGCATACTGTTGTAGGTTCGTGACATACGTGCCTACAAGATTGCTCGTTGAAGCATTGAACCGGTAAGAAACCGGCTCTACGAACAATTGCCGTTCCGTCAAAAACTCACCACCTAGGTCAAGACGACGCAAGCGTCGTTTGACTGACGCAGGAGTTGATCTCTTTTTCAAGAGTTCCTGCGCCACTGGCCAACCCGAGTGTTCTCGGTCGATGGTGGTCTGCTGCATGTGTACGTTTCTCGAGTAGAGAGTTGGTCCCAAGCCCCGTGATGGCGGCTTAGGGATGAACTCGGTATACCCGATGTACGCGGAGTCAAGGAGTCGTCTCTTTCGATAACGAACTCCAGGTTGCTTCGCTTGCAGCAATTCGACAGTACCTTTCAGGTGGGTAGGGGAGACGAGCATGGTTAACAAACCGTGTGACAACTTCCCATCAATGGTTAGTTAATGGTAAGAGCCTGCTAACCACACTCGTAGTGCCTGGGAAACCAGGAAGCCCGTAGCCAATCAGCTACGAAAACTACGAGCCTCGTAGATAGACACCGGGTGGGCCCTCAGGGG